AAGGCCGGGGCGGGGCGGGAGCCGAGGGACGTCCACGACGGCCTCTACCGCATCCTTTCGATAACCTTCTCCGGCGACACGCGGGGCACGGACTGGTACGCCACCCTGTCGTGCGTCGGCATTGACGATACCTCTCAGCTTCCTTTGGACGAGGCACGGTGATGGACAGACGAGAAAGATGGGCCGAGCCCGTCGAAGCCCTGCGCGCGGCCCTCGACGGCAGGCAGGCGGAAATGTGGACGGCGCTGCCCGGCATCGTCCAGTCCTTTGATCCGGCGGCGATGACGGTTTCCGTACAGCCCGCCGTTGCCGGGCGGATCTCCGACGAGGCGGGAAAGGCCGCCTCCGTGGATCTGCCCATCCTGCCGGACGTGCCGGTGGTGTTCCCGGGCGGGGGCGGCTTTGCCCTCACCTTCCCGGTGGCGGCGGGGGACGAGTGCCTTGTGGTGTTCGCCTCCCGCTGCATCGACGCGTGGTGGCAGTCCGGCGGCGTCGGCGAGCCGATGGAGCCCCGGATGCACGACCTCTCGGACGGCTTCGCCCTTGTCGGCGTGCGCAGCCAGCCGCACAGATTGTCCCCCGCCGTGCACACGGGGAACACGCAGCTCCGCGCCGACGACGGGAGCGCCTACGTCGAGATCACGCCCGGCGGGGCGGTTACGGCGGTGGGGCCTTCGTCCGTCACCGTCAGAAGCGGCGGCTCCATCACGCTGGACGCCCCGCAGATCGTCATCAAGGGGCTGCTCTCCATGCAGTCGCAGGGCGGCGGCGCGACCACGGCCACGCTCGCCGGATCGCTCAACGCCACGGGCGACGTGACCGCATCGAACATCAGCCTCAACAGCCATACGCACCCCGGCGACAGCGGGGGGACCACGGGAGGCCCGCAATGAAATACCGCAAACTGACGGAAAACGGCGACTACGCCTTCGGGCGCGGCGGCGCGGACATGCACGCCGATACCCCGGAAGCCGTGGGGCAGGCCGTCCTGACCCGGCTGAGGCTGTTCGCGGGGGAATGGTTCGTCGACCTCAAGGAAGGGACGCCCTACGTCCCCGGCGTGCTCGGCAAGCACACGCAGGACACGTATGACCCCGTCTTCCGCGAGCGGATACTGGATACGGAAGGCGTGACCGGCATCGTTTCGTATGCCTCCTCCTTCGACGGCGAAACCCGCAAACTCTCCGTGCGGGCCGTCATCGGCACGGTCTACGGGGAAACGACGATACAGGAGGTTTTCTAATGGCGCTCGCCACCATCGACGAAACCGGGCTGCACCTGCCCGACTATCCCACGGTCCTTGAGGACGTCAAAGCCCGTTTCCGGGGCATTTACGGCGACGACCTCTATCTTGGGCCCGACAGCCAGGACGGGCAGCTCTGCGCCGTCTTCGCCCTCGCCCTGCACGACGCCTATACCCTCGCCGGGAGCGTCTACAACGCCTATTCCCCCGCCACGGCGCAGGGGACCGGGCTGTCCCGCATGGTCAAGATCAACGGCCTCCGGCGCAAGCCCTCGGGCCGCAGCACCGTCGACCTGCGCCTTGTGGGGCAGGCCGGGACGGTCATCCGGGGCGGCATGGCCGGGGACGCCGCCGGGAAACGCTGGCTGCTCCCCGACGAGGTGGCCATCCCGCAAAGCGGCGAGATCACCGTGACCGCCACGGCGGAGGAGAGCGGGGACATCCGGGCCGCCGCCGGGGACATCGTCAAGATCCTCACGCCCGCCCGGGGCTGGCAGTCCGTGGGCAACCCCGCCGCGGCCCTGCCCGGTGCCGCCGTGGAGACGGACGCGGAGCTCAGGCGGCGCCAGGCCATCTCCACCGCGCTCCCGTCCCTGACCGTGTTCGAGGGCACGCTGGGGGCCGTGGCGTCCATCCCCGGCGTCACCCGCAGCCGGGGCTATGAGAACGACGGAGGCGTGCCCGACGCCGACGGCATCCCCGGCCACAGCATCTGCATGGTCGTCGAAGGCGGGGATACGGCGGCCATCGCGGAGGCCATCGCCGCGAAGAAGGGGCCGGGGGCCGGGACGTACGGCACGACCGAGGCGCTCGTGCGCGACAAGTTCGGCGTCCCCAATGTCATCAAGTTCTTCCGCCCGGTGGAGACGCCCGTGTACGCCACCGTCACCATCAGGCCCTTCCCCGGCTACCTTTCCACCACCGGGGAAAGCATCAGGAAGAACGTGGCGGAACACATCAACGGCCTGAACATCGGGGACGACGTGTCGCTTTCGCGCCTGTACTCGCCCGCGAACGCGGCCAACGCCGCCTCCTACGACATCGAGTCCATCACGCTCGGGACGTCGCAGGGCGCGCAGTCCGCCGCAAACGTGGCCGTCGCCTTCAACGCCGTGGCGTCCTGCTCGGTGGATCGCGTCAAGCTGGTGGTGCGGCCATGAGCGGCTATCTCGGCCTTGTGACCTCGGAGCACCGCAACCGTCCCCGGTTCATGGCGACGGTCGCGGCGGTCACCGATCCGTTGTGCGGGCTGCAGGAGCTGCTGGAAACCATGCGCGCCGCCTTTGACGTGGATTCCGCCGTGGGCGGGCAGCTCGACCGTACCGGCGAATGGATCGGCAGGAGCCGCCACCTGCGGCTTGAGCTGGACGACGTGTATTTCGAATGGGGCCGCGAGGCCGTGGGCTGGGCGCGGGGCTCGTGGAAGGGGCTGTACGACCCCGAAACGGGCATGGTGCGCCTGCCCGACGAGACGTACCGCCTGCTGCTCAAGGCGAAGATCGGCGCGAACCGCTGGGACGGGACCGTGCCCGGCGCGTATGAGGTCTGGGAATCGGCTTTCGCGGACACGGGCAGCCTCATCCTCATGCAGGACAATCAGGATATGTCCGTGGTCATCGGGCTTGCCGGGACGCCGCTCGACGCGGTGATGCGCAACCTCCTCCTGCAAGGGTACCTGCCGCTCAAGCCGGAAGGCGTGCGGGTGGCGTGGTACGCCGTGGCCCCGGAGCGCGGACCGCTGCTCGGCTGGAACTGCGAAACGGGCGGCCTGTCCGGATGGGGCAAGGGGATCTGGCCCGTCAGGCTGGAGCCGCTGCCGTAGGTGCGGGGGCATCAGGGCGGAGATAATCGAAAGGGGGCATGGCGGACGGAAGGGCGTCCGCCATGCCCTTTTTGTTTGTCCGGAGGGGCCGGAAGCCGGGGGAGGAGCAGGAGGGGCGCGGAGCGGAGGAACTTGTTCAGGGTCGGAAAAGGCGGCATGGGCGGGCATGGTGGGCGGAAGAGGAGTTCATCATGCCCACATCCGTTATCAATGAAATTCTTTCGTTTTGCCCACAGGGGACCATAGCCAGCGGCGACATCATGGCGCTGGAGGATTACAAGAACGACGTGCAGCGCCTCCGGGGGCATCAGCCGGGGATCGCCAGACGCGAGCTGGAGAACATGGCCCTGCGCCAGTCGTCCTTCGTCGCCGCCGGGCTCGCCCAGTTCGTCGCCAAACGCTACGCGCCGGGCGTCCGTGACGATGCCGATCTGGATGCGCTGGAAACGGCCATCGCAGCGGCCATCACGGCCCTGATCGCCGCGGGCAACGCCCAGACCGCCACCCGCCTCGCCACGAAACGCACCATCGGAGGCGTGGCCTTCGACGGCTCGGCGAACATCCATCACTACGCAACCTGCTCGACGGCTGCCGCCACCGCCGCGAAAACCGTTGCGCTGTCTGGGTTCGCGCTGGCTACCGGGGCCCGCGTCCTTGTGAAGTTCACCGTAACCAACAGCGCCGCCAACCCGACCCTCGACGTCAACGGCACGGGCGCGAAGCCCATCCAGTACCGTGGGGCCGCCATCGCCGCCGGGACGCTGGCCGCGAACCGGACCTACGAGTTCGTCTACACCGGCGCGCAGTACGAGCTTGTCGGCGACGTGGACACGAACACGACCTACTCCCTCGCAACGGCCTCCAACGACGGCCTGATGGCGAAGGGCGACAAGGGCAAGCTGGACGGCATCGCCGTGGGCGCGGAAGTGAACCAGAACGCCTTCGGCAATATCCTCGTCGGGTCGACCACCATTGCGGCGGACACGAAAACCGACACGCTGACCTTCGTAGCCGGGACCAATGTGACCCTGACGCCGGATGCCACGAACGACAAACTGACCATCGCCGCCAAGGACACGACGTACGCTGTCGCCACGCAGTCCGTAGCCGGCCTTATGAGCGCCGCCGACAAGAAAAAGCTGGATGGAGTGGCCACGGGCGCGGAAGTGAACCAGAACGCGTTCAGCAACATCCTTGTCGGTTCGACCACCATTGCGGCGGACACGAAGACCGACACGCTGACCTTCGTAGCCGGAACCAACGTGACCCTGACGCCGGATGCCACGAACGACAAGCTGACCATCGCCGCCAAGGACACGACGTACGCTGCCGCCACGCAGTCCGTAGCCGGCCTTATGAGCGCCGCCGACAAGAAGTCCGTTGATTACTGCGAAGCGCTCCGCCTGTCGATGATCGGCGTGCCGCGCTACTGGCGCTCGACGACCCTCCCCGCGAATCACGTCTGGGCAAACGGAGATCTCGTCCTGTTCTCCGACTGGCCCGAGCTGAAAAAAGTCTATGATGGCGGAGGATTCACCGGAATGCTGCTCGCCTACAACGCCGCCAGTGCCACCATCGCCGCCAACCTCGGCAAATGGCGCCCCAACGCCGCTAACCCCACGGGATTATATGTTCCCAAGCTGAGCGACCAGTTTTTCCGAGCTTGGACGGGGACGGGAGAGTC